TATTGGTGATGATATAATCAGAATAGATATAACTGACCCTTGGGCTAGAAAGACTTTTAATCCAGTCAGACGAGGTGGAAAATTATATAACAAAATGACTCACAAAGATAACGATTGGGAAGGTGAAATTCTTTTAGACGTTGTTAGATTATATCCGTTTGAAGATTTACCAATTCCATTTAGACGTTTTATTACTTACAGAGCATCAAGGATGGCAGCTACACAACTTGTTGCTAACCCTCAATTAGTACAGTTATTAGGTGCACAAGAGCAGCAAGCTCGAGCATCACTTATGGAATATGAATGTAATCAAGGTAATCATTCTATGTTCAACTTCCCAGAAAATAGTACTTACCAAACCTATCAACCTTGGACAACTCTTGGAGGACGTTAATGACAAGTATTAGACAGACAGTACCGGCTTATGCAGCTGGTATGTCTGAACAGCCAGATCATCTTAAATTTCCCGGTCAGCTAAAAGATATTACAAATGCAATACCTGATGTAACTAAAGGATTATTTAAAAGACCGGGTGCTAAGAGAGTAGGAGATACTAAGCTTGCTAACGTACAGTCAGGCGGTTCTTGGTTTCATTACTTTCGTGATGAGAATGAAGGAGCATATCTTGGACAAATAGATTCTAATGGTAATGTAAGAGTTTGGAAAGCTAGTGGTGATAATGCTGGTGCTGAACAGAATGTAATATATGGTACAGGTGGAGAAACAGCTTGTGAAGCTTATCTAGCTACAAGTAACCCAGAAAACTTACAGTTTCTTACAATTAATGATACGACTTTTGTTAGTAATAGAGATATCACTAATCCACTAACTGCAATTAGAGATTCGTTTGAAGCTACTTATCAACAAAGCGGTACAACTGTTACTATCAGTTATGGGTTTCATGAACTTACAGTAGGTTATGCTCTCGATATAACATTTACTGGAGCAGCTAGCGGAGACAGTGGTCAGTATTTAACTGTTACAACTCCTAACGCTAACGCATCGAATGGTACATTTACAGTTACATTACCTAACAGTAGAACTGTAAACTCAGATACTGCATGTACGGTTACACCATTAACACCAGCTAGACCAGAACCACACTTTGCATTTGTTGACTTATTACGTACCGAGAATGGTAGGCAATACGGTTTAAATATATACAACTCTGATACTACAACCGCAATAGAAAGAGCAACTAAAATAGAAATATCAGCTAACACCTATGATGAAACTGATGGCACAGGTCACTGTCCCGGTATCGGTACAGGTGTTTTTACCGAAAATAAACAGGGTGGGAATGGATCAGGTATAGGAACAGGTAATGGTAAAAATTTAACATTTAGATTTTCAGCTTTAGGTCAGCAAGGTGTAAGCCCTAACTATAGTGCTGCTAGCGAAGGTCCGGGTGGACAAAACTACAGAGCTGCATATAGCTTAGAGGTTACACTACTACATGGCGGAGAAGGTTGGCAAGTTAATGATACAGTTGTTATTAGTCCTCCTTTTGCAGATGAAGCAGCTAACGTAACTACAAGTGGAAACCCTCCAAGCACTAGTGGAAGTCAAGCTACAGTAACTATTAAGGTTTTAGAAACCGAAACTACTAACGTAAAGGCTACAGTTAGTTCAACAGCTGACGGACTAATTAGACCAGCACCTACTCCTTTTGATGCTGACACAGCTATTACAGCTGATACTATTTTAGGAGGTCTTACAACAGGATTACCTTCTGGTATTTCTGCTAGAGTTATAGGTACTGGAATATACTATTCAAGCAATAATCCATTTAACGTAGAAATTGTAGAAGAAGATCTTATGAGAGTCATGCAATCTTCTGTTAACGATGTGTCACGCCTACCTAATCAATGTAGACATGGTTATATTGTTAAAATAGCTAACGCTCGACTTGCAGAAGAAGATGATTACTACCTTCGTTTTGATGGACAGAACGGACGTGATGGCTCAGGTTCTTGGAATGAATGTTCTAAACCTGATATACCTAGACGTTTGTATAATATGCCATTAGCTATACAAAGAACTGGATTAGCTAACCCCGGTACGTCTTCTGAGATAGCAACATTTACAGTTAGAAGATTTCCTTTTCAAGATAGATTGGTAGGAGATAATACAACAAACCCTTACCCATCATTTGTAACTGCAAAAGGTGCACAAACAAGCAACGAGTTACTAGATGCAGCTAGAATTAATAAGATTGTATTTTTTAGAAATAGACTTGCAATACTATCTGGAGAAAACGTAATACTATCTAGACCGGGTACATTTGGTACACCTGACTTTTTTATAGAATCAGCTCTTACTGTTGGTGCAACTGATCCTATTGATATATCTGCTTCATCTATGTTTCCATCAGAAATATTTGATGCTTTAGAAATTAATAGTGGACTTGTTGTTTTTAGTAGTAACCAGCAATTTTTGTTATCTACTGACTCTGAAATACTTAACCCAGAAACAGCGAAACTACGTAGTATTTCTGTATTTAATTACAACGTAAATTTACCACCTATATCTTTAGGTACAACAGTAGCTTACGTAGATAACTCTGGTAAGTTTAGCCGATTTAATGAAATGGCTAACATAGCCCGAGAAGGTGAACCTGATGTTGTTGAACAAAGTAAGGTTGTTCCAAGTCTTATTCCGAAAGATGTAGATTTAATTACTAACTCAAGAGAAAACTCATTAGTACTTATAGGTAAAACTGACTCTGATACAGTATATGGATTCAAGTACTTTAACGTAGCTGATAAAAGAGAACAGCAAGCTTGGTTTAAATGGAAGTTTAACAGAGCTTTAAAATATCACTTTGTTATTAATGATACATATTATTTGTTAGATCAGGATAGTTTTTTACAACAAGTATCTCTTACAGATCCTGATACAGCTACTAATGCACTATATGAAAATGATTCGATTTCTCAAGATGGAGTTATTTATAATCTTCATCTAGATAATTACACTGATTTAGAAGATGGAGTTTATAATCCAGCTACAAATCTTACAACATTTACAAATAAGGCTACATGGATACCAGATGTAGGCAGTGGTAATGGCAGTTTAGTAGTCGTTGATACTATAGATGTAGCTGGTAACACGAGAGTAGGTAGATATGCAACACCTACTTTATTAGGTAATAATCCTAATGATGACTTTACTTTACCCGGTGACTGGTCGCAAGCTACTAATACTGCAACCGCACTTAAAATAGGATACCTGTACGAATATAAAGCAGAGTTTCCACGAATATATCCTACAAAAATAGAAGGTGAGAAGTCTTTTGCAGATGTTAATTCATCAGTTGTGTTACATAGAGTCAAAGTACACTTTGGTAAAATAGGTCTTTACGAAACTACATTAACTCGTAAAGGTAAACCTGACTACACTGAAGTATACGAGTCAGCTTTATTAGATGAGTATGATGCTTCTGATGCACCTTACTTAGCAGAGTATATTAAAACCGTACCTATATATGAAAGAAATACTAATGTAGGTATTACACTTAAATCAAGTCATCCCGCACCAGCTACCCTACGTGGGTTATCATGGGAAGGAGACTTTACACCTAGATTTTATAAACGTGTCTAAATATATACACCCAATTACAATTAAGGCTGCCTACGAGGTGGCCTCCAACTTACGTCCAGAAGACCGCAGAGAGCTCGAAGAGGGTTGGGGGGTAGAACCTATCCGCCACCTTCTTTCCGCTGCTCAGATGACCCCCTGCGTGTATTTTACATCACCTAGCGGCAAGGCTGCCGGGATGGCTGGAGTCGGACGTGAGGGTGATATCTGGATGTTATGCACACCAGTAATTCACGAAAAACCGAAGTTGTTTTTACGAGAGGCGAAGCGGTATGTCGATAGCCGTCAAGAACCCCTCCTCTGGAACATCGTTGACAAAAGAAACACAGTTCATATGAAACTGTTAAAATTTTTAGGATTCAAGTTTATACGTGAAGTATTGCATGGTCCTAATTACTTACCATTTATAGAGTTTTGCCGTGTGCGCAGATGCTAATGCCGCAAGTCGTCATGCTGCCAAGCAGAGATGGCTTGACAAAAATTTTAAATACAGATCTGAAGGTACAAAGTATCACAACAGAGAAGTAAAAGGTATTATTGGTAATCAACGTATAGCCCGTGGTTATAGTCGAGCTACCAGTGATTCAATCGTGAACGCCTACACTAAGTTAGGTGAGTCATTTAAACAAACAGAAAGTTTATATAAAAAATTTTATAGTGACAAAAAACAAAGTCTAGCTGCACAGCAAGGAAGATCGAGAACAGCTGGAAGAAGTAATTTACTTGAGATGCTGCAAGCAAAAGGTAAGCTGGAAAATGCTGTATCGAATGAGTTTGGTCGAAATCTTGCAACACGACTGCAAGGTAATAAACGACAGGCAATGAACTTACGAGCTAAGAACAGAGCTAACGT